AAATACCATCTCTGATGGGGACCCTGCAAAAGGCATCACGGCGGGCAGCATCGTGGGCGGCTTGATTGCGGGGGCAGGCAATAGGTACATGCGCCAACGCGGCAACTTCCTGATGTCTACTCAGCTGACCAAGCACGCCAGGCGAGCAATCAAGGTGCAGGAGGCTTTGAAAAAGGCCGCGTCCATGACGGGCCTGACTCGGCTCAACAAGACAGGCACCTTGCCCGCAACCAACGTGATTAGGGAGAAGAGGAAAGAGGATGAACCTCGGTTTATCGTTCCCCAGGTCATTGAGCGTATCGAGAAACTCAAAGACCCTGAATCGCCTGAGGCCAAGAACGAGACCTCCTACTACCAAGAGATGGAGGTGGAGGGTGGTTCCGAACTCGTCCAAGCGATGAAGGCCAAGCGCACGGCCCAGAACGAGTTCCTTCTCGAGAAGGCGGGTCCCGCTCCACCCCCCTCTCCATTCGGGGGACCCCCGCCCAAGCGCCAGATTGACCCTGAGACTGAGGAACAACTAGGCCGGTACATCGACACCATGAATGACCCGCACGAAGCCCTCGCCCGCGTGGGGGACGGGCAAGCTCTGCCCGAGGACTATGAAGTGCTCGAATCCCAATATCCCCGTTTGTGGGAGGAGTTTCAGCAAACGGCCGTGCATGGCCTTGCAGACAAGAATCTCGACTATGACCAACAACTGGCCGTGGCCGAGGCTTTGAAACTACCGCTCAGGCCCGAGGCCACGGGGGATTACATGGCATATTGGCAGGGCATGGCCGCGAATGAACCACCCCCGGAGCCTGAGCTTCCACAACAGGTGAAGTCGGTCACGGCTCATCTGTCTGGGGGAGAGAATGTCTCTGGCAAGGCGGACAGGGCCATGGCCTAAAGGATCTCCCGTAAGGGCAATCGGTTCCTCTGACTAGGCAAGCCTGGTTATGAGCAATAAGGACCGAGAGATCATCATTGAGCTGATCCGCCGTGAGCAGTGGAAGCAGGCCATTAGGGCCGAACTCTTCGACAAGCAGTTGGCCGTGGTCGATGACCCGGCGCAGTTTCGGGCTTGTCATCCTGGTAGACGCGCGGGCAAGTCGGAAGAGATACCTCGTGATGCCCTTCTACTTGTGCTGGCCGCAGGTTTTATGGAGGTCGTCATTGTCGCGGCAGAGACCGCGAAGAAGGCCCGCAGTCTCCACTGGAGTAACATTCACGCTCTGGTCTTGCGGCATAAGATCCCGCTCGTTCCCAACCTCCAGGAGGGGTCGTGGACAACACCATGGGGCGCGAAGATTCTCATGTGGGGCCTGGTCGATGCAGGCGCAGTGGAATTGCTCCGTGGGTACAAACTCAAAGGCGCCTTATTTGACGAGGTACAGGCTTACTCAAACATGCTCCCAAGACTCATCTCGACAGTCTTGGAGCCTGCATTATCAGACACAGGTGGCACGTGCACGCTGTTTGGTACGCCCAGTGTCACGCGCGTAGGCCACTGGGCAGACATCTGTCTGGGCAAGGTCCCTGGGTGGTCAATCCATCATTGGACAGTCAGGGAGAATAAGAAGTTCCCGCGTGATGTGGAGTCCATGCTGCAGCAGGTACTACTGCGGAATAACTGGACGGAGGACAACCCCATCTTCATGCGGGAGTGGCTGGGGATGTTCGTCACGGACACGACCATGCAGGTCTTTCCCTACAGCGCAGAGCGCAACGCTGCAGACAGTCTACCCGTGTCTGTCACTCGTGGGTTTTGTACAATAGGAGTGGATTATGGGGTCTCTGAAGACGCAAGCGCTTGGGTTGTCGCGTGGTCTGCACGAGGCTCTCGTGATGTCTACATAGTGGAGTGCCAGCAACATCACGGCTTGCTTCCTGACGACGCGGCCGAGGTAACAAAGGCACTCATCGATCGATGGGACCCTCAACGCATCGTTGGCGACGGTGGTGGGCTTGGTGCTGCCTACGTTAGAGCCTTCGACCGTAGATACGGCCACATTACCGGACGTTACGTACAACCTGCGGACAAGCGTGGTCGGCTAGGTCAGCTTGTGATTGTGAGCGGGGAGATCGGGAGCGGGCGAATCAAGATACTCCCTGCTGCCCAGGCCCTGGCAGACGAGCTGACCGTGTTGCCGTGGAAGGACGAGAAGCGCGAGGAGATGGACCCGTCCTATGCGAACCATCTCGCCGATGCCTTCAGGTACGCGATCTACGCGCACCTGACCGAGCTCCCGCCCCCACCATCTGTGGACAAGAGCAAGGAACAGCTGGCCCACGAAGCATTCCTAGAACGGCAACGGCAGGCAAGAGAGAGGGCAGAAAACGGGTTGGGTTTCTTCGACTGAGTCCCGTGAATGTGCTACCCAAGTGCATGAGCGAGTTCACCATCACGAGGCGTAATGGGGACGTTTACCGAGTTTTAGTGGATGAGGAGGACTATGAAAGGGTCATGGCAAAAGGGAAATGGTACGTAAGCCCCCCGTCCCGCTGCAGTTCGCCGTATGTCCTGCACAGCATGGGGAGCATCAAATTATCCCTTCACCGATTCCTATTGGAGGCCCCTGCGGGCCTTTTTGTCGACCATATCAATATGGATGGTCTTGATTGCAGAAAAGCAAACCTACGTCTCTGCACTCAAGGAGAGAACCTTAGGAACAAGCACAAATACGTCAATAACACCTCAGGGTACAAGGGCGTCAGTTTGTACAAGAGACTCAACAGGTGGCGGGCAACAATCAGCCTCGCTCGGAAGCACTACAACTTGGGCTACTTTGCCACTCCCGAGCTCGCGTACGAAGCCTACTGCCAAGCAGCCATCACGCTGCACGGGGAGTTCGCGAGAACCGCATAGGGGCAATCACCAAGGGGCTTTGTTCACAGTCCGTGAATGACAGCTAGAGCTGACGCCGCGGCTTACGTGATCGCTCCCTACGCCTCGAATGTTGCGGACCCGACCCATCAGGCGGGCCTCATCTTCCGGGTCGCGAACAGTACGGCCTTTGGCCCTGCTACAGCCGCTGACATTCCTAAGGCTTGCCGGGGCAGGTACTGGCGCCTCCTGACCATAGGAGCTGACGTTCAGTGGGCCGTCCTGTTGGACGCAGACGGCATCTCGGGGGTCGATACCACCCCCACGCTCATCTACAACACCCCCTCCATCACGGGGACAGGGGTAGCCGGAGCGGCCCAGACCCTGCTCGATAGGACCCCCGAGCATTATTACATTTCGACCAGAGCTCGACGTCTGATCTTCGTCTCCTCTGCAGGCACAGGTTTCTTCGAGGCTTCCATCTCGGGCGAGCGGACAGGTGCGTAGGACGGGCATCAGGCGCGAGACTCGAGGGGGCGGCACAAAGCCTGTCATCCCCCTGACCTATGACCAAACCATTCTCGCCGCGAGCCCCGTGCGCTGGTGGGATGCGAGCACGGGGCTCGGTCTTACTGGAGCGCTCGTGGACTCGTGGACGGCAAGAGTTGGGGCAGAGATCGTCTCCAATACCGGGGCTGCACGTCCTTCACTCAACGCCACCCACGCAAGTTTCAACAACTTGCCCGTGCTCAACTTCGGTATCGCAGGCACGGAGCTGTTCAGTTCCCCCTCGGCCCTGTCCGCCTTGATGGTCGCGGGGCAAGCCCTGTCCATTTACACAGTCGCGCGGCGCAATACCCTGGACGCAGGGGCCACGGCGGACTTCTGGCTGAGTTCAGGCACGCTCGCCAGTACGCTCACGGAGCTGTCTCTTGGCACCACGGATAACGGGGTCGCGGATGTCGACCGTTTGGAGATCAACGCGACGATACCCGGGCAAGGCTCCGACTGGGGGACTAACGCACGAGTCTACTCTTTGACCGTGTCCGCTGGCGGAGCGTTCAACACGTGGCTCAATGGTGTACCCTCCATTTCAGTCGTTTCTGCCCTGCCCACAGGAACTAACTACTTACTGATTGGAGGAGGGCGAAGACTTAGTGCTACCAATACTGGTTTTGAGTGGCGTGGTGAGATCGCTGAGATTGTCGTGTACCTGGCAACGCACGCGCCTGCACAGCGGGTGCAAATCGAAAACGCCATGAGAGCAAAGTACGCAGTATGAGTACCGCAAGACTTTGGCCGCGCCTCGGGGCGCTCGTTCCCTTCCCTACTGTGACGGGCCCTTATATGGACCCTGCAGGAGAGGACGCGCCCCTCCCTCTGTCTGACTATCTCGTCAACAACATCCAACTTGGTGATATCGTCACCAGCGCACCACCACAGACAAACCCTCTGCCCCCTGTGGCCGGAGTTCCAACCTGGAGCTGGCAGTCCAATCCGGGGATGTCCTCACTCGTTCAGCAGATGTTGCCGATCGGCCAAGAAGGGTACGATAGCCCGAGTCTACGAGCTGCAGACTCGAACTCAGCGACGTATGCCGGGCGAGCTATCGTGATGAAGCTGGCCGCCCCGATCAACTACGCTTCGATTGCCGCGGACAGTCCTCCCAACCCCCTAGGTGGAGCCCCCGTTGCCGGGTGGAAGAACATCACGTTCTACACAGCAGAAGCCACGGAAGTCGCCAACATGAACGCGTTCTTCTCTGGATACAAGGCTGCAGGAGGGCGTGCCCCGGACATGCTTGCTGTAGACATGGAGGATTCCCCCAACGTGTATTTCTCCTCCGTGGCCGGGACGTTCGAGGCTCTATGGGAAGACCCCGTGGGTGGCGTGATGCTGCAGGGGTATCTGATTCGCCAAGACGTCGACACGTGGCAGGCCGGGGTCAACGCACCCTATCAGCAACATTGGAACTACTACACAGAAAGTCTGATGCTGGAGAGCATGAAGCGTGCGTACGTAACGACGCTGAAGAGTCACTACGTGGATTGTGCGATCTCCGAGTATGGCAACTGTGTGCGTTCTGAAGCGGAAGGGGCAAAGGCCGTCTACGCCTCCACGCATCCTGATTACCAGTACATTCAGATGGGCACGCACTCAAGCCCCGAGTATTACGGTCTTATTGGGAATGCGGGGACACTGTATGGGTCCGATGCTTTTTCTGTGTTCCGTTGGGAGATCAACAGGCACAGGGCATCCCTGAGGTCAGCTCCAGACCAAAAGATGGCCCCGTGGGTAGGGTATCCCTCGTTCACCTTTGGCATCTACGGAGCGGACCCCATTCCGGGGGCCAAGTACCATCGCGAACTCGTTTACCACCTGGCCTTGCTTGGCAGCGAACGTTTCCTGTATTTCAACGCAGGGGCCACAGCCACGGACGAAGCCACGTGGCACGGCTACCTCACCACGTTGGCAACGATGTTGGGCCTGGGTGGCGTGTCCACACGGGACATCTCGCTCGTCTCGTTCACGGGAGACAAGGTCGTGAGCGGCTGCCGCACGTCCATGGGGTCCTACGTCTGGCGCTGCTCCGTGAAGATGGGAGCACAGTCCATCATGGTGAACGGGAGCGTCGTGCCAATCCCGTCCAACGAACGTGGCGTCTGGTACACGACCCTCTCCGCCACGCCCCCGAACTTCGTGGTGACGTGATCAGCTCGTGAACCTGGCAGAAACGGTCAGGTGCAGCGTGATGGGGGAGATGGGGTCGGTGGGTGTGGTCGGGTCCAGCCCGAAGCACCCGACCCTGACCACCCCATCCTTGGATGACAGGACCTGGAACCTGTGGAGGGCATTGGGGGCCTCTACGGCTAGGGTCACGACCAAGGCCCGAGGGATCACGTTCAAGTGAAACTCGTACGTGCCTGGCCCCTGTCTCCTGGCCTTGCCCCCTTGCTCCTCGAGAAGGACCGGGGGAGCGGCATTGTTCGCGGGGACCTGGAGGGCGAAACAGGCGAGGTACCTTTTGGGCCCTACGCTCCTGCCAAAGGTTGTGGCCATCCTCGAAGATGGTTGAAGGGTGCAGTTGAATGCACCCCAGGGCAACGCCCTCCAGCATCACGCTACCCCTGGACATGATCTCCCTATTGGTCTTCGTCCTCCTGGCCCTGCTCATCCTGGCCCTGATCTGGTACGTGCTGACCCTGTTGCCGCTGCCCCAGCCGGCCCAAGTGATCGTGTGGCTCATCCTGGCTCTTCTCGTCCTGCTCGGGTTTTTGCGGCAGTACGATGTGCTGAGGATCTAGTCCTTGGGGTGGGGTCCCAGCAATGCTCGCTCTAGCGCGTGCACAGCTGCCCAGTTGATCGGTTCAGGTATGCGACGCTTACACGTCTTCCATACCGGATTTGCGCCAAAGAACTTCTCTAGGCGCGCTGCGTGCGTGTACACGTGGCCGAAGAACGTCCGCATCTGATTGGTTTCAGAAACGGACATCCCGAGGCCGTCAAGGAACTGGTCGACGTCCTCCCATTGCACGGCGTTCAGCGGACGAGACCCAAGCGCAGCAATGAGGGGAGGAGCGTGGTCTGCCCAGCAAGGCAGCTCTGCTACGTAGGCGTTGACAGCGTCTGCGACCGTCCAGCGTGGTTCAGTTTTCTTTTGCTTTGCCATTCTAACTTTTACAGCAAAACACCCTGTCCTGGCTATTCGGAATGGAGCTGCCCCTCTGCCACGGGCAGAGAAGGAGATCGAGTGGCGCCCCCATCACGCCTCCCCACTTTCTCTCCCACACTGCGGGGGCAGCGTGGGCCGTCCATGGCCCGCTTGGGCCAGAAGAGACCACGTTTTTCCCTGTGTTTGTCCCTGCCCGGACTAGCGAGTCCCGTTGAGTCCGGTTAGTGCAGTCAAGGGAATGATGTCCGCATAGCCAGTCGTTCCAAGCACTTACAGCGCAGTTCCACCTGAAACTCCCATTAGCGCTTTTTCGATTGAAGCGGCCAATCGGACAGCGGGCAGGGCGCGCTTATCGATGTAGGCTCGACTCTGCGCTTCGCTCGCGTGACCAAGCATGGAGCGGTGTAGCTCGCCGAGGTCAAAGGAGCCCTCCACGGCAAGGGCTTGCTGAACCGCGGCCAGCGTGATGTGGGTGTGGCGCATGGCGTGGGTTCGGGAGTCCACTTCAATGCCCGCAGCCTTCTGCGCCTGGGTCACCTTGAGAATCACGGTGCGCGAGGACCACATATCGTGCGTGCGGTCGTGGGCGTACTTGGGGCGGGGGAAGACGAGCCGGTCATAGCCAGGCCACTTGAGTTCTTCCATCTTGGCCTTGTGTGTCTTGAGTACCGCGATGCCCTCTGGAACAAGTACCGCGCGTCGCGGCTCGCCGTTCTTGGGCACGCCCACGGCACCGTTGTACTGCTTGCGCCGGATCTGCATCTCCCCCGTCTCGAGGTCCACATCACGCCACTCGAGGGCGGACACCTCCCCGAACCTGCACCCGAGGAAGAGCTGGATGAGCTGCAGCGGGCGAAGGTCCGGGTCCAAGGCCGCGATGAACCGCAGCGTCTCCTCTACCGTGTAGGCGCGCTTAGGGGGGTTTTCCTGCGCGAACAAAAGTTCAGCTTCGGTAGGTTCTGTTTTCCGGGCTTCTGTCTCCTGGACAGGATTAGGGCCCGCGTACGCGCCGCACCTCCGCGCCTGCTTGTACATGCAACTGAGGAGCGTGCGATACCCGTTTGCTGTCGAGTCCGCGACCGGCAGGTTATGCAGGAAGCGCTGGATCTCGGTAGGCTTGAGGTCTCCGAGACGCCGCTCCCCGAACACCTTCGTGATGCGGCGGGCGTAACTACTCCAGCTGTGTTTGGTGCCCGCGCGCTGGGTACTCACAAGCTGGTCGAGTGCGAACGCCACTTTCCAGCCTTGGTCGCGTGGGGCTGAGAGCTCGCGGAATAACTCTGCGCGAACTGCCTGTGCCTTGGCCCTCGTGTCCGCTAGCACCTTGCGCTCGGTGTCGCGGCGTTTGCCTGCTTGGTCAGTCCAGGTAACGCGTACGAGGTACTTGCCGGGTGCCAGTTTCTTTACGCCGTCTGTCTTTGTCATCCGAGGATGATAAATGACCGCAAAGGAACTTGTCTAGCGTACTTCGTGAGAATCGGTGACCTCGGAAACGATTTCTCTGTGCCCAACTGTCCGGCACGAGGTGCCCGCGGGCGACCTGCTTATTGAGCGCCGCGACCGTGGTCTTCAAATACACGGCCGCTTCCTTGGTCGTGTAGTAGGGACTGTCATCCACGGTAGACAACTTTCAAGATGTCGCTCAGGTAGTCGGGGTAAACTGTCTTCAAGATAGTGGGCAAGGAGGGCTCGGGCAGTTGCTGAGACCATAGTTCCAGCTGTTTCCACGTAACGGGAGTCGTCATTGGTTGCCACTCAGGAGGAGCCCACCCTCGAATAACAATGGGCGGAGGTGCAGACCTCGGCCCTGCTTTGGCCATGGCCTCGGCCCGCCGCAACGAGAGGCATGCTGAGCACTGCTCCAACGGTCGGAGCATCACGCCACACCCGCACTTTCTGTAGTTGATATTCATCACCTAACTCCTACGCGAGCGACCCGTTCAAAGGTCACGCCCGCAACCGTGGGCGAGTGTTCTGAGTTCCGAGCCAGCTTGCAGACGTGACCAAGCGCTACCAAGTCAGGAGTAAGAAATGCGATGGGCATGTCCTGCTTCTTTGTCTCCTTCACGACCCACTCCCACGAGACTGATGCAGGGATGGGACTCGGTGGCGTGATGGTGGAGAGGGCCTCGGAGCAACCCTCCATGTCCTCCTGGAGAGCTGCAGCCAGGGCTTGCTTCCTGGCCTCCTCCTCGTGCTGCCGACGAGCCTGTTGGCTCTCTGCAATCTTACTCTTGCACGTGGACTTGACCTGCTCCCAAGGCGTGCGCGCGGCCTTGTACAGCTTGTCTATTTCGGCCTTCCCATCCAAGAGAGGCCGGACCATGAACTCGCGCTCCTGTTCCAACTCTTGAACGATCAAGTGCGCGCGCTTCATAAAGTCGGCGAACGTGGTCTCATCGCAAGTAGCAACCCGGATCGCCTCGAGAGCCGTCTTCCCCGCTTTCTCACTCTGTTGCAGTTTGGTCTGGTCTACGGCCAGGACCGAATCGTCGATCAGTTGTAGTTGTGTCCCCATCCCAAGCATATCTCAAAGCCGGGGACTTTGGTCAAGGAAAATACGTTCTGAACGCCCCTTTGTGCTGCTCGTGCGGGCATGGCAAAAAGCGGCCATGACCGACGCAGACCAAAGACGAAAACGCATCGAAGCTATGTATGCGGGGGCGCCCATCAGTGCCCCCAAACTTGTCCCTGGGGGCTACCCTGTCCCTCTCTTGGAACGAGCCCTCCAGGGCGAGGAAGCAGCATTCGACGAGATGGGGGAGTTCCTGCACAAGGGGGCGGTCGAACTCATGCGCCGCGGGGGCGGGGGCTGCTCCACAACCGCGTACGTGTTCTGCAGGCAGGACGTGATGGGGGGTGAAGAGCAGGACCCCCTGTACAGCACCTCCATCACGATTCCCCAAGCACACGGGAGTGGTGCAGTGAAAAACGCCTTGTGCATGCTCACGCATGCCATGGCCATGTTCGGAGAAGCACGCGCTGTCGCCTTCGTGATGGAGGCGTGGCGAGTGCTAAATGATAAGGGAGGCCCCATGCCCAAGGGCTCTCTCGAGTTCGTGCCCGGACGCGAGGAAGTCGTGAACGTGATCCTCGAGACCGCGTCCACGGTTCGTATCTGGCACGGAGTGATCACGCGCTACAGCAAGCGTGGCTTCGTGGTCGCTCCGTTCGAGAAATGGCCTATCGACATGATCCCGAGTGGCCGATTCTTCGGGACCATGCACCCAGGCTATGACCCGGTCAAAGCCGCGACCCCGGGTGACGCTTCCGCCTAACCAAGAACACGACCACGAGGAGAATCACGATGAGGGGGATGAGCCCGAGGGCGTACCACCAGCTCTGCGTGCCCGACTCCACCAATACAGAAGCCGTTCGTGCCCGGGCCGCCCACTGCGGAACCATCACGTTGCCAAAGTCGGTGAGGTTGGCCCGTTCGATACTGGGGTTGGAGGTATCGTACGTGTGGCAGAAGCTGGTGTTCGAGCACTTGGCATTGGCCTGGTCGTTGTCCTCCCAACTCCAGGACAGCCAACCAAACCCATATTGCTCGCTCACCTCTATCACCCGTTGGGGAGTGATAAGAGTTGGACTCGGCCCGATGTTGCGGCCTGGCCCGAACTCGCCCACCACGATGGTAAGACCCGTCTGGTAGAGCTTCGCGAACGTGGGGCCGAGGTCATGTTGACCATTCCACTGCGGGGGTACTCCACCTGCCGTGTCCGCCCAGTTGCCGTAAATGTGGAAGTCGAAGAGTGTGTTCTTCTCGGGGTCCGAGTCGAACACGGCCTGCCCGTACTCCACGATCGCCAGGGCATCCTGTCCACAACCGGGGGCGTCGACCATGATGGCCCCATGCCAGCCGGCATTGCGAATCTTGGGGATGGCATCACGATAGGCATTCTTCCAAGCTGTATGGTCAGAGCCCCATTCGTTGGCAATGTTCAGGACCATGTAGCGTTCGATGCTCTGGTATTTGGAAGCATCACGTACCCACCTGTTGACCATCGTGTTGAACGTGCCCGTGTCTGACTTGCAGGTGCCATCCCAATAGCCGGGTACTTGCACTGCCTTGCCAAAGGTCGTGCTGCCTCCGATACTGGGACTCTGCATGTCCTCGATGGTACGGGTTGGATCATCGGAGAAATAGACAAGCCATCTAGTCGTATTGGACGCGGTATGGCCCAAACCAGGGCCCCAGTTATCCTGATGGGTTTTGTTGGTTCCCCTCATCGTGAACTGCGCCCCGTTGCCATCGTACAGCTCGCGGCCGACCACATAAAAGCCCGTGCCCTTGGATGCCGAGGGACGATGATTGGATGGGGGCGGCCCAGCGTCCACTACGGGAGGGGGACCTGCATCAATCTCAGGAGGAGGTCCTGCATCCTCGCCGGGAGGGACCCCGCCATCCACCACCACGATGGGCGGGCCTTCGGGACAGGTCAGAGTCACCGTGGCCGATTGGGCGAAGGCGAGGGATGGGACCAGGAGGAGGAGAAATGCAGCTCTCATCCACAGGCTGTGCCTTGGTCACGGGATTGATTGCCCTAAGCGACGTGTCGCCAGGTCCTGCCCTTCAGCATCACCCATATCGAGTTATGGTTTACTCCGTACTTGCGCCCCAGCTTCTTGCAGGACGTTCCGCCTTCTGCGTACTCAATGCGGATCTGTCGTACCTGCTGATCGGTCAACTTGGCCTGGTGCTGACGCATGCCGTGTGCTGACCTTCCTTTCCTGGCCATGTCTCCTTGGTTGTCTTTCATGGTGCCTACCCAGAGATGCTCGGCATTCACACACTTATGATTATCGCAGGTATGGCACGCGACTTCGCCTGGCTGTAAAGCCCGACCTAGCTTTCCTTCCAAGACAAAACGATGCACATAGCTGTGCCTACCCGCGATAGACGTCCGCACGTACCTACGTGCCTGTCCTAGCCAAATGAGACAGGAGCCGACGCGCACGGCACGCGCTGCAATACGCTCTGCTAAAGACTTAGCCATGGTTCCCTCGCAGGAAGTACCGCCGCGCGGCGTAGAGACCTATCCCCGCCGCATCGTAGAGGTTGTTGTGCAGGCTAGAGCGCACGCCTCTGAACGAGGCTTCGAGGACTTGTCGCTCTGTTTTGTCAAGCGTGGCCAAGACTCGGTTCTTTGTTACTGTTTTGGGGCAGCTGCCCTTCCACGTCCCGACCGGGACATGCACAAGTTCACCCCCCAATAGGGACACAACCGAGGCCGCGATGTTCGTGATGACAAGGAGATCGTTCGCGGTCCTAATGGCTTTCCCGCGGGAGTAGTCTCGTCCGGTGTTCAAGCTCATTTGCTCGACGTAGACCTGGTCAGGGTGACCAGAAAAACACTGTCTGATGTTGTGCTCGTGAATGGCTGCCAGCACGTTCACGCGGGTCCTGGGGGTCGGGACTATCGTACTCAACCCAGCATGCGTAAGGACGGTGTCCTTCCAGGCACACCAGCCCAAAACGTGCTTGCCTGGATCAAGGGACAGGAGGATCACTGGCCCTACTTTTCAGAATCATCAGACAGACTCCGATCAACCCCATCACGACAGCCACAACCTCGGCCCAGATCGCGAGCTGTCCCTCCCCCGCTCGGGCAAGGAAGGCTCCCGCGAACCCATGGCCGTAGCTCATGACCGAGAGAAGTAGCGCGAGCTTCGTGATCTGTACTTTCGTCATTTCGCTCTCCTGAGGACGTCTGCAAGGCCAAGGCCCGTGACCTCGAATGCCGGGCTTCCTCGCGTGTAGATGGAAGTGTCTACTTCCGCTCCATCGTCTGCGCGAAACCAAGGCTTTCGCCACAAATGCACGCTGCTCGTGTCTGACTCCCTCAGGAGACGTTCGACAATCTCACACGCCTTTTCTTCTTCCTCGGTCATGGCTGCAATCCCTTCACCAAGTCCCTCATCATCCGAGCCTGGGCCAGCTCGCTCTCACAGTCAGCCAAGGCTCGATGGGCGATATGGTCGGGCTTCGTGATGGGGAGGCCGAAGTCCGCGAGCCATCTCCCGAGTGCACCAATATCCATGAGTCGGTAATGCAGCCAAGAAGCAGCGAGAGGCATGCGAGCCAGGAGGAACTTGTGATCGAACTGGGGACTATTCCCGGCAAGCATGATGCTCTTTGGGGGCATCTGGAACGTAGACATCCAGTACGCGAGCTCAATGTCTACTTCGAGCTCGCACAGCTGGGCAGCCTCGCATTCCTTCCACAGCCCATTGTCCTCGTGCATCCGCTGGACCTTGGGAGAGATGTCCCTCGGCTTGCCCCGTTTCACAACATGGTGAATCCGGCTGATCTCTTCCAGGTCCTGGGTCAGCGCAATGGCGGCCACTTCGAGGATGGAATCCTCAAAAGGGTCTAAGCCTGTGGTCTCCAAGTCCAAGAGACAGTACCGAAGGTCACTTGTTTTTGCGGGGTCGGTCATTCCAAGTGCGTACCACAATCAAGTGACCAACGGTACCCAGGGAACGAGCCTTCCATCACGATAGACGGGCTCCGCCTCCTTGTACCACCTCTCCATAAGTGCCGGTTCGCAAGCCCAGCGCACGTCCGGCCCCCACTGCTTGGCCACGTCCACGAGAATCTCTGCCTGGCGATGCGCGGCTTCGTGTGCACAGGCCACGGGCACCTCAGAAAGGACTTCATCGTGGATCGCGTTGACCATGCGCGAGTCGAACAACGGACTATCCCTATCCACGTACATCTCTCGCGTGATTTGCCAGGCCGCTACTCCGAAGATGTCCGCACAAAACCCCTGAAACAAAGTATTACAAAGTTGGGTATAGTACGTGCCCCCGCGGACGCGGCCACTCTTGAACTGCTCGACTGCGACACGTCGATCGTCTCGCTCGCCTGTACCGTTCTGGTTGAGCTGGCGATTGACCCAGTTGAAGTAGAGACGCGCCTCGGGCCACATCTGCAGCCACGCTTCACGGAGCGCCTTGGCCTCCTCCAGGGTCAGCGGCACGCCATACTGCTTGCGCGCCATGAGCACTATCTTTGCCGGCCCAGCACCTCCCATGAAGCCGAAGTTCGAGATTTTGGCGAGCTGTCTGTATCGACCCTTGAACTCCTTGTCCCCGTTCTTCAACCGCACGTAGGCTTCGGCCACCGTGATTCTCGCGAGGCGGGCGGCGAGCTCTGTATGCGGGTCTCTCCCTTCGTTCAAGACCTCTGCAAGCCGAGAGAACCCGACCATCCACAGACAGACCTGAGCCCAGCCCGCGAGTTCCATGACCGAGTAGTCTGTACTTAGTAAGTAGTG